AGCCCTGGACTCAGCCTAGCAGCAGCGGCAGGTGCCACCGCTGTTTCGTTTATTCCGTGGCTTACCGACTGGGTTCAGCTTATCACCGCGCTCATTGGCTTAGCCTGCGCCTGTTACGGAGCCTATAGGCTGTTCAAATCCAAATGAAAAACACGAAAACAACTCTCGCCGGTGTCGGTGCTATCCTTGTCGCTGTTGGTGGGGCCTTACGGGCTGCCTTCGACGGTGACCCTGCGACCAACATCGACATAGCCTCGACCATTGCCGCAGTGACCGCCGGCCTCGGCCTGATTATGGCCAAGGATGCCGACAAGACCGCTACCATCGACCCCAAGGCGTGAACTGGATCTACCAGATCCTCAAGGCTCTGCTCGACTGGCTCCGCGAAACACCACCCACCGATGTGCAACATGGCAAAGCTCCCGAGGCCCTCAAGAGCGATCTGGATGGCCGCATTGCTGACCTGCCTGGGCTGCCAGGTGACCCGGGTGGTCCTGGTCCCTTCCGGTGATCCGGTGATGCTGGCCCAGCCGGTGAAGGCCAGCGTGTACGGATTCGATGCCGACAAGAAGCTGGTCGGGCCTTCCCGGGTGACCCTCCCGGCCGGCTGGTACGTCCTACCCAAGAAATAATATGGCTCAACAAACGATCAACATCGGCACCATCGCGAACGACAACACCGGGGACACCCTCCGCGGCGCCGGTGAGAAAATTAACGACAACTTCGACGAGCTGTATGCCGCCTTGCCGTTGGTCACACCGACGACCTGGGTGCCGACTCTCATCGACTCCGGCGGTGGCCGCACCTTCGCCATCACCACCAACACCGCGCGGCACACCACCATCGGATGCGTGACCACATTCACCGCGGACGTCACCGTCAACTCGGTGAGCGGATCCGCTACGGGCAACCTCCGGCTGTCGCTGCCTGATGCCGTGACCTACGAGGCCGCCGCCGCGGTGTGGCTGACCAACGGAACCAACCAGGCCAAGACTGCAATCATCGCCAGGCTAATCGCCGGCACCAGCTACCTCGAGCTGTCGCACTTCGAGACCGGAGCAGCCACTAGCCTGGCCGACCATCTCCAGGCCACCAGCCGGCTAATAGTCTCTGGCACTTACTTTACCGCCTGATGACCACCATCGGATCCAGTCTCCAGCAGGGCATGGCAGTGCTCCAGCAAATGCTGGGGGCGCCGATGTTTATCTGGGAAGGAACGTCGATCCGGTGCATCCCGGCAGCAGTCAACGATGCCAACGTGCCCATCTCCGGTGGCTTTCAAGACAATGTGACCTCGAGGATCCTGGTCATGTTCAGCGACTGGAAGACCTGTGACTCGACGCTGGTCTCGATGGATTCGACGCTCTACACGCTCGACCAGGGGACCACATTCTCCAGGCTGCTCAAGGAAGACGGCCTGTTCATCCTCCAGGAGAACAGCGACCGCATCGCCCTGACCTTCTGCAAGCCTCGGCCGGTGGTCGGCAGGACTCTGGTCTACCAGGGACGCACCCTCCGCATCCTGTCCTGCCGTGTGGATGCCTCCGGCGCCTACTACAACCTTGAGCTGGGGGCCAAGACCAAGTGAAATTCGGAGTCAACATGACGGTCGACAGCGGCAAGTTCGACCTTGCCATGAAGCAGTATCTGCTGACGACCTCCCGAGATCTTCACAAGGCGATCAACAGCAGATTCTTTTACCTAATGGTCCGGCTGTTCGTTTTGGTGCCGCCCAAGAGCCCGGGCCAGGAGCGCCGAAGGATCGCCGACTACCTGGGCACGCCCGTCGGAAACCTAAACAGAAAATCTAAGAAGACTGGTAAGCGCATTGGAACCTCAAGGATTCTCAGGAGAGTCCACCTTATCGTTCAAGCAAAAGCCGCTAAAAACCCAACAGTAAACCTAAACGGAGGTCACGGTCTTTACGGAAAAGCAATGAAAGCAGCCGCCTCGGCGCTGATGAAGAGATCCATCGCATCGGTTGGATACCTCAGGTCCGCAGTGGTAAAATCTATCAGAATCTACAACCGAGGATTCACCCAATTTCAAAGTCCTAAATGGAAACCGCTTTCTAAACCTGCCAGCTACAGAGCGCCAAAGAAAACAAACAGCGCTTTAGTTGCAATGGCCAATGAATATGGTCTTCCTCAAGAGAATGTAGGCATCCACAAAGGCACCGTTGCACATGGATTCCAGGCGGTTCCTGGATTCAATCCCACCGCTTTCGTTTCGATGCGTACAGGTGTTGCAGACAATCAATACAACCGGGTATCTGAAATTTACAACACCGCCATGCAGAAGGCCATGGACGACGAGACGACGGAGATGATCAACCACATGACCGAGGCCCTCCTGGCTAACGGCAAGGTTCTTGAAGACAACGGAATCTCAATCAAATGAACGCCGTCGCCCTAAGAGCAGAGCTTGCAGTCGCCGACTACCTGGCAGCCGCCAACTGGTCTGCCTCCGGCGCCGGCACACCGACCTGCCTGACGTCCTACAGCCGCGGCCTGTACGACGACCCAGACGACCAGGACGTCATGCCTAACTTCCCGCGCCTGGTAGTCTCGACCAACTCGGCCAGGCCAATGCAGCGCACCGACCTGACCTGCGAAGTCGAGATCGCTGTCGAGCTGCAGCTATCTGCCGACGACACCGACGAGGCTGCTGTGCTGACCACCGTCCAGGTGCTCGACAACCTGATCCTGCCGCTGTTCGACGACACCGGGGCCTCGGCCTTGGATGCACCGTCAAACGACGCCAGCGGCCCATTTACGGCGCAATTCGCCGCCCCTCTGGACTTTGGTGGCTCATCAATCTCTAATCGGTCCAGGACGTTCACCAGGACATTCACCCTCTACTGTTCCGCAACCACCTAACCACCCACACGAATGGCTAATTCACAAGGACTTGCATACCAATTCGGTTCACCGGCTTCGGTGACGATGTTCGACACAGACAACGCAACCGCAGTTTTCACCGCCCTGGCTTCGATTGAGAGTTACGACCTGACTCACGAATCCGACACCGAGGAGATTCGCAACAGCGGTGGAGAAGTGGTGGGTCACATCGGCTACAACGAGCGAGTGACCCTGAACCTGAACATGATTCCCTCGGGCGCCAATGCAGCCGCCGCCCTGGCCTTCTGTTCACTGGCTCCGGTCAATGGAACGGTTTCAATCACCGGCGCTCCAGTGATTAAGATGATGGGTGTAGCCGACGTGCTAAACAGCGGCCGGTTCATCTATGCCGGAGGTGGTTCGGTCAAAATGACCCAGAGCGGCAAGGCTATGGTCTCGATCACCGTGAAGAGATTCAAGAACCTGACCACCGCTGCCGCTGTCGCCCTGAACGTGTGAGCAGCCTGGCCGCCATCCTAAGCGCAACAGCCAAGGCCTGTCCGATGGTGATCGGGCTCCGCATGGTGCCCTTTACTGTCGGCCACGCAATCCTGCTGCATCGGCTGGGATCCCCCTTCGTCACCGGAGGCCGGGCCACCGCTAACGACCTGGTCGAGGCTGTCGTCGTGTGCAGCCAATCTGCCGAGGAGTCGGTCAAGACCATGGCCTCGGTGTTCCGATGGGTGCCTCTTCGGCTGATGCGCAAGAAGGTCAGCAAGTCCGACCTGGTCAAGGAATGCCAAATCCTCCAGGAGTGGATCGGCGACAAATCCGACTGCCCCGAGGTTTTAAGGCAGCCGGGTGCAGGATCCAGAGAGGCCGCTATGCCCTGGCCTGAGAGGCTGCTGGTTGGCCTGGTCGACATTGGATTTACCGAGGAGACGGTTCTAAATATGCCGGTGACCGATGCCGAAAGGTTCTTCCTAACCAACGCCGAAATGCACGGTCAGGTCGAGCTGTGGAACGATAAGAACGATGCCCTCTGGCGCCTGGGTCAAGAACGGGAGACAGTAAGGAACTAACAAATGGCCATTTTCTCACTCATCGCAAAGCTCGGCCTGGACGGTTCGGCCTACGAAAGCGGCTTGAAAAAGGCTTCGAGCACGACCGACAAGTTCCGGCAATCGGTAGGATCTCAGCTCGGTGCGGCGCTATCTGTTGCTGCCATCGGCGCCTTTGTCTCCAAGGTGATTCAGACAGTCGACGCCATCGGCGACTTGTCCGAGCAACTTAACATCAGCACCGACGACGTCCAGCGCCTCCAGGTGCTGGCAGGCCAAACGGGTGTTTCCTTCGAGGCTATGGCTAAGTCTATCACAGCGGTCAGCCAGGAGCGCCTCAAGGCTATTGAGGAGGGAGGAAAGGCCCGGGAATACTTCAAGACACTAGGATTTTCAGTCGCTGAACTTAACGATGCGAGCATCTCTAACATTGACCTGATATCGAGAATGGGTCAGGCGCACAAGGATGCAGGCAGCAGCGCCCAGACACAGGCAGCCATGATAGCCATCCTAGGCGAGAAAGCCTTCAAGGCAGCCGGAGCAATGGCTAAGATAAAAGAGATGGGGCCAATCGACGTAATTTCTAAAGAACAAATTGATCAGGTTGGAAAATTAGCAGACCGCATGGATGAGATACAAAGACGTGGTACTGTTGCAGCAACACCTTTAGTCACATACCTTGGAGATCAACTTGAAAGCGATTTTAAAGAAATTATAAATACACAAGAGGCTTCCAACGAGCTTTTTACAAAGTATAGAAAAAACAATGAACTTTATAGAACCGGCTTTGGAGGAGCGCTGAGGCCATCTGAAGGTGTTGGTGGAGGTTTAGATGCATCGACAATGCCGCGCGGTACCATCGGCACAATAGACAGCAGGGTAAAACGCGAGACCTCAATGTTCTCGACACCAGCGCCTCCTGGATGGGCAAACACCCTAATGGGGCAAATCAAGATCCAGACCAACGAGACCCGTGCGATCCGAGTAAACACCGGCAGAACAGCTCAGGCTGTCGAATAACATGGCAACGCTTCAAGGATTACCAAACCCAAATAACTTCGAGTATATCGAGGTCAGCCGCGCCTACGACAACAACGGCAACGGCCGGGTGGTGCAGTTAGTTTTCCGCGGAGACAAGGACACCCTCCGCATCGCATCGGCCCAATGGGTGGCCCTGGGCGCCAAGTACAGCATCCGCGAGGACGGCCCCTATTCCGAAGCGACCGTCACCATCGGAGGAAATTCCTTTGACCCGGGAACACCAATTCAAGACCAGTCGGCACCGCTGCCTGGAGAAATAGCAGACATCCGCTACGAGTTCCGCACCGATTACCTCGATGTCTCGGTGTTTGCTCTACCGGCAGTCGACAAGGAGGCCAACTCGACAGGGAATCCAAACCTCTACAAGACGGTCATCGAGACCGCAGCAAAGAACGGTGAGCTTCTATCGCAGAGCGAGACCAACCTGGGCAACGCAACCACCTTCCCGATGGCTAACAAAGTCTGGCAGATGCTCTACCGAGGCCAGGACACCTTCCCGATTGCTCGAGTGAGTCTAACCAGAATAGCTACTTTCTCCGGCAACCTAGGCCTGCCTCAAGTTCCCAACGGAATCCCGCCTGTCTACACGCCCGAATCGTTTGCTGTAAATTGGAACCTGCCATTTGCGGTTACGAGAATGCTTCCTAGAGTTCCGACCGATCCAGCCACGGGGCAAATACTAGCACCCTTCGGCACCGTGTGGGGCTGGAAGCAGACCAACTTCTCGACTAGCCTGGTCAACAAAACCAACCAGGTTGAGCAGGTCATCGCCTGGACTTTCGCACCTTACGACACACTAATCTATCCGTTCTTCTAACATCTACCCACTAACACTATGGCAGACGAAATCCAACTAACGGCCCGGTTGTACGCCTCCAAAAACGGAGCTTTCCTACCCTCGGTCACCTACACCAAGAGCAGCACGATGGTAGGCACCGACATGGGCAGCCAGACTCAAGTCATCGGCCTGACGGTCGAGGCCCTCGATGTCCCGGTCGACGTGACCAGCCCCTACAAACTCCTGATCTCGAATCTGGACACTACCAACTATGTCGAGATGGGATTCGTCTCCGGCACCTACACGATGCGAATCCCGGCCGGCGAGACGCTGCTGATGCCCTATGTCAGCGCCACGCTCTATCTCCTGGCCAACACCTCATCGGTGACCGTCCAGGCCACCTTCTGCGAAGTTTAAACCACCAACACCATGGCCAACGAAGTCGAAATGTCAGCCCGGCTGTACGCCAGCAAGGGCGGCGCTGTGATCAACTCACTGTCTTACAGTGCGATAGCGAACATGACCGGCACCGACATGGGGCAGCAGACCCAGGTGGTCGGTACGACGGACGAGGCTCTGGACCTTACCGCTGACCTGGGGACGCCCTACCGCCTCCTGGTGGTCAACCTGGACCTGGTCAACCCAGTCTCAATCGGGCCTTCCTCGCCGTACTCGTTCCAGATCCCGGCCGGGCAGTTCATCCTGATCCCATGGGTCGATGCGACGATGTACGTCAAAGCCAGCAACAGCCCCGTTAAGATCTTCGCCCAGTTCTGCGAGCTATAGCCATGGCCATCCAACTGCCCTCCAAACTGGCCGAGACCGGCCTTAAGGCAGATCATGCCCGGGCCATTAACCAGCTCATCGAGGCTGTGCGACGGTCCCAGCTCATCGCCGGGCCTGGCCAACGGGTCGAACAGAACGCCAACGGCACGACTCTAAAGACCCCGGTGATGTCGACAACGGTGCAGACCTCCGAGGAGTCTTGGTTCTACTGACCCATGCCCTACGCTACCGACAGGAAAGACAAGATGTTCACGGCCTACAACCTGAACACCTTGTACAGCCGGTTCGACGCGAAATGTCGGGCAGCGTTGAATGAGATGGGTCCGCTGTGGGCGCAATCGAGATTCCATCCATACGACCAATGGGCGGCACCGTTCCCTTACGGTGTGTGGTACGTCTACCGGAACGACCCAGAGACCGCTCTAAGGCTCAAGGACAACGGCGCCGTGCCCGACCCCAGTATTCCGGGAATCGGTTACTACCGGGACGAGCACAACCAGGTGGCCGCCCGGATCGAGCTATCCAAGCTGGAGAACAAGCACCTCGACGAGGCCGGCGGCCAGGTGTACGTCGACCATCACAGCACCGTAGGAGATCCGTTTACCTGCAAAGTCGAAAAAATCCACTACAGCTTCGAGCTGCTGCGCCGAGAGGTGGCCGGCATCCAGTACGACGTGCACCTCGGCTGGGATCCTCAGGCCGGCTCAGGCCTGACGTCCTATGTCCGCGGCAGCCTCGGCCCATCCGACCCGACACTGCCTCCTGGTCGGATCCACAAGCACAAGCTGGCTGTCGCCGAGATCGCCATCGAGGGCCTGACCGTCTTTCGTATCCTCAACACCTACCAGCGGTACGACTGCTGGCGCGTGCACAACTGCGGCACCACCACCGTGCAGGTGTTGCTCCAGCTACCCGATGGCAATGCCGACAGGGAGTTCGTAGGCCCAGGGCAGGTCCGAGCCTTCCGACGCCGCAAGGACGGCACCTGGGCCACGCGCTGGCCTAACGGTGGCCTCTGTTACCATTTCTTCCCGTACTTCCCGGGTGACGTGCCGTATTTCGCCGAGGGCCCACCGAGCTGGCAGATACCCAACACCTCGCCGTTCCTGGCGCTGGAACGGTCGGCCCAGGCCAACAACGTGGCCAACCCGTTCATCATGTTCGACTGGCTCCACACGATGGGCGCCCAGATCGATCCTACGGTGCAGCACGACATCCGGCAGGTGTACCCCCAGACCTACGCCGACCCCGGCGACTTTAGGCAGCAGCTCGGCGACCTGGTGTTCACCTGGGGACGTGCACAAGTCAGATACACCATCGATCCAGATGCGATAAATCCGACCTATGAGGACAGCGAAGTCAACTTCCCGGGTGTTGGGAGCTTAGTCCAACGGCTCCAGGACATCGGAATCACCGTGGTCCAAAACCCGACCAGCATCACCCTCACCAGCCGCCGCGGTTACTTCCAAATCACACCCATCGACTGCAACATCTTCAACAACGGAGAGAGTCCAGTCTGGGAAATTAGCACGACACCGATAACAATTTCGACGGTCTACCCTCCATCCAGCGGCACGAGCTCATTCTGGTCTGCCGGCAATGAGGCAACGATCTTCGACAAGGTCATCGACGTGCGCCTTCGGCTGGCTGTTGAGGCTGGATTTCTTAGCGTCTACACCGACGCCACCGACATCACCGAGGACCGGGTCGGCCTACTCAGGCTTACGCCCCAGGGGCTGGCCTGTAGCGTAGGAAGCCCGATAGGCATCGACGGCAATCTGCTGATTGATTTCGAAGCCTACGCCACGTCTACACAGCTTTACGTCAAAAGCCGCAACGCAGGATATGGCGTCGGTGCATGGACCAACTTCTATTTTGAATCAAAAACCGACACGGTCCTGATTGCTCCATCGAGAAATTCAGGAGCAACATCTCCTGGGATACCGTGGCAGAATATGTTCCCCACCAAGATCGGGGACTCGATTCCAACCTCGTCTACAATCTTTCAAGGGGCCATCAATGCGGCCTACATCCCACCAGGAGGGCCTTGGGGATTCGCATCAGGCAACTACGACAACGAGCTGATGCGAGCCACCTATGGCGACCCTGACTATCAATCAAACGGTGGCTACGAGGCCGACTTCTGGGTCAACAAATGGGGCGGTCCAAACGGTGTGGATGCCTCTGTTCGGATCCTAGGTAGTCCAAACAAAACTCCGAAGTTCGCCGTCAAACCCGACGGGCCTAATTCCTCATTTGTCACCGTGGTTAAGGTCGCCGTCGACGACGTGTTCAGAGATCGACGAAATGCCCGGTTTGCTTCGACACTTCCGCTTTCAATGGCTTCGCCGGTCAATGCAAACGCCGATTATCTAACGTCGATCAAGTTTGACTGGGAAAGTAACACCTACATTTTCGCGATACCGTATGTCGCCCGTAATCTTTTAAACGGCGGCCCAGGCTGCGGCCCATTCTTCCACAAGATCCCGAAGAGCGCCTGGCTGTGGAACCTGCTGCAGTGGCGCCTCGACTCATGGACTGAGTCGATCTGCCTTTGTACCCAGAACTTCGCCCCGGGCCTGCCTACATTCTTTGGCACCGGCTACGAGCCTGACTTCGACCTGGATGCCTGGTATTTGGACCAGGCTGGCTACGATCTTCTGAGCGGCTACGGCGTCCAATGCTTTCGCGGCGAGGACAGCTTCTCGACCGAGTATTTCTTTGTGCCGCCTCAGAACTTGCAGACCTGGTGCCGGAAGTTTGGCTTCACGTCGGGCAACTGGCAGACCGAGGACGGGCAGCCGACTGAGTTCCCTGCGGTGGTTGCGACCCGAGTCAAAGACTACCGGAGCTACTCGCAACGAGAGACCCAGAAGGTCATCAGCTACTTCGACGCAACGGCCAACGCTCAGGAATACATGACCCTGAGCTTCGTTGATCTTAAGGGAATTTGACCCCTGTTTGACCCCTGCAAACATTGGGTTTTCTCTCAAATCTACAGAATAAAGTAAAATGCTGTAGACGGTAAGCATGGTCTGGGTCATCTTCAACCCATGACCAACAGCGACTTGATCAATGCTCCCAAAATTAAATGCGAATGCGGAATGATCGCAAAAGGCGTTATCATTCTTCTCAACCATAACCGTGGGGTAAAAGTTGAAGGTAAGATATGGCATCATCGCAAGTGCCCAAAGTGCGGAACGTTGAACCTGTTAGGTGAGCACATTTTTAAAAAGTGATTTAGCCCCGGGTGGGGCCAATACCACCCCCAGGGGCGCGACTGGCCAACGCGCAAACCACAGCAACACCACAGCAATGCACAGCAATGAACCTCAACAGCTTAATCTCAGCCCTGATGATCGTAGAAAGCAGCAACAACGACCTGGCCATCGGTGACCAAGGCCGAGCCATTGGATGCCTCCAGATCCACAAGGCCGTTGTCCTGGACGTCAACCGGATCACCGGCAGCCATTACCGGCACCAGGACATGACCAACCGGGTGGCGGCCCGAGCAGTCTGCCAGGCCTATCTGACCCACTACGGCCGCGGCGCCACCACTGAGCAGTTGGCCAGGAGATGGAATGGGGGCCCGACCGGGGACCGCAAGCCGGCGACGGTGGCTTACTGGGCGAAGGTAAAGAAGGCGATCAAATGATTTTCCTAGGCGCGGCGCGGCAGGGCCAGGCGTGGCATCGCTCGGCGTGGCATGGCAATACGTCACCTGGTACGGCAACCAGTACAATTTTTCAGGGCAGGGCCCGGCCGGGCAAGGCGTGGCGGGGCGTGGCCGGGCGTGGCTAGGCAAAACGCCTGCCGGTGGGCGGTATCACCGGACACTTTCGGTAAACAACAACAAGGCAACCAAAGCAAAACAACATGAAGCAAATCAAAGTCAAACTCACCGGGCTGCGGCCCCTCATCATGCACAACGGCGACATGGTGGATCACAAAAACCCTTATGTCGTGGCGATCAAACGGATCACCGTCAAGGGCAGCAAAAACATGACACCAAGCGATCATGACGAACGCGACCGCCTCGAATGGGAGGCCGGCCTTTACTGGTCAGACATCGAGAACGGCATGGTCCTTCCGTGCGACAACATCGAGAAGTGCCTCAAGGACGGCGCCAAGAAGGCGCGACTCGGCAAGAAGTTCGACGCCGCGGTGCTCCTATCCGAGGCAGAGGTGGTGATTCACCATCGCAAGATGGGCCAGACCAAGGAGCAGATTTACTCCGACCCAGCATTCACACTGCGAAAGCGTGTCGACCTCGGAATCATTCGAGTCCGGCCGATGGTTCCTTCCGGTTGGTGGGCTACCTGCACCATCGAGTTTGACGAATCGGTTGTCTCAAAGGAGCAGGTAATCGACGCAACACGCGAGGCTGGCGGATTGGTCGGCCTGGGCGACTGGCGGCCGAAGTTTGGCCGGTTCACTGTCGAGGTGGTTTGATTTTCTCAGGGCGCGGCAAGGCACAGCCGGGCGGGGCCCGGCTTGGCATGGCTTGGCGCGGCAAGGCAACACGCGACCCGGCGCGGTATCCGGGACAATTTTCTCAAGGCTTGGTATGGCTGGGCACGGCCCGGCAAGGCACGGCCAGGCCCGGCGAGGCAAGGCAACAACGCCTTCCGGTGTGCGGTAACACCGGGCAACTTTCACAACATGGAAACACAAGACATGATCAACGAAGAAGAGGTCCGGCGCCTTCCGCTCTGGAAGGACTGGATCGAACGCAACGAGCACCGGCTGGCCTATGGCCTGACCGTGACCACCGAGGAGATGGAGGCAGCACTAGAGGAGAAGTTCGGAAGCGTGGAATTTAACATGGAAATCTTGAACATCCGGATGGTGCTGCGGCACCGAGGAATGAACTTCAGCCAGAGGGGCCTCCGCGGGGCTGGCTTCCATATCGCGCCTCCCAATACCAACGCCGACGAAATGGAGCGCATGAACCGGCTGGCAATGAACAGCTTGAAGGCCTCGGTGATCCTGGGCACCAAGACGAACCTCAACCTGCTGTCGGAATGTGAAAGGAAGAGGCACGAGGCCGTCACTGAGAAGATGGCGCATCGTGTAGCCCTCCTGGGCAGGACATCATCCAGCCTCGGCCAGGAGATCTCGAAGCAGCTCACCCAATGAACAAGCCTAAGACCATAAACGTGACACTAACCACCCACAAAGCCCTGCGAGCCTACTGCATCGCCAACGGCCTGAAGATCCAGGCGGTGGCCGACCATGCTATCCTGGCCTGGCTAAAGAAGGCCGCCCGATGAAACGGATCTTGGCCATTGACCCAGGCATGAGCGGCGGCCTGGCGCACTTCGCCGGCAACCGGGTCACCCTGGAGCCCATGCCGACGACCGACAGGGACATCCGAGATGTCCTGGTCAACTACCTGTCGCAGTCGGATGTCTGCTACATCGAGAAGGTCGGCGGCTACATCGGCGGCAAAGGGGCACCAGGCAGCGCCATGTTCAACTTTGGGCGCAATGTCGGCTTCCTGCATGGCCTCATCGCCAGCATGAACACCAGGTGCATCGAGGTGACACCACAGCGGTGGCAGAAGACTTTGGGAGCTGGAACCAGCAAGACGCACGGCAAGCGCTGGAAGGGCCATCTAAAGGGCCTGGCGCAGCAACGGCAGCCTTCACTCCACATCACACTAAAGACGGCTGATGCGGTGCTGATATTGGAGCACGCTCTGATTGCGGAGGGAGTCAAGTGAGCGCACCAATCAACGACGGAGGGCCGGCGTTTCCAATGGGGTATCATCCCGAAGGTAACAATGCTGACCACTTCGGCATGACAATTCGCGACTACTTCGCGGCGGCGGCGTTGCCAGTAGCGTGGAAAGTATACGAGTCTTGGGATGTTAATGCTATTTCCAAAGCCACCTATCAACTAGCCGACGCAATGCTCAAAGCGAGGGAGGCCAAGCCGTGAGCGACACAAACAACATGAGCAACGCAACACTTATCAAATGGAACGACGCAAAACCAAACGCTGAGTTTCTGAGGATCCGCTCAGACGGATCGTTTGAAATCCAGAAAGGCGCACCAACTCTGTTTGTGCTGGGTGAATTGGTTCACGCATTCCTGAAGCAGCAGGACCGCATCCGTCGGCTGGAGGAGGCGGGAGATAAGATGGAGGCATGGCTGCGCGATGAGCGGTTGGATGCAGTGCAGCACACTGTTTCAAAATGGAACAAAGCCAAGGAGTACAAACCGTGAGCATCACAATCAAATCGTGGATCGTGCCAGCACTCATCACCGTAATCCTGCTGTGCATCATGTTCAGGCCATACCGTTCCAGCGGGCAGTATGACTTTGGACAGATCTTTCGGCTGTTTTGGCTGATACCGATCGGAGCCGTTTGGATGGTTTACATGGGTGTACTTCTAGTCATCAAGGAGGCCAAGCCGTGACAAATCAAAACAGCAAAAGCCTTTTCGATCAATTGGTCGAAGCTCAAAAGCGAATCATTGAGCTGGAAAACGAAGTGAACATGAAGCACACGCATCATGTTGTTGTAAAACTTAAGAACGAACTGAACCAAGCAAACGACAGAATCAAAACGCTCACGGCAGCAGGAGACATCATGGAGCCGTACGCTACTGAACAATCCGCTAAACTGTGGGCAAAAGCAAAGGAGACGAAATGACAAAACAAGAAGTGCTGAACGCTGCAAACGTGATGATTGCATACGCAAACGGAAAGAAGGTCGGAACTCGACCTACAAGATCAATGGAACCGTTGTTGGAAATTCTGTACGTCCCAACATGGAATTGGGAACAGAAGGAATACTTCGTGATTCCTGACGATTGTTCCAAAGAACTGGAAAACGATGATCAATCCAAAGCGCACAAACTTACAGAAGAAGAACAACGAATCCTTTTCCTAGCGGAGTCTCCCGATTGCAACCATCCACGCGAACTCCGCGCAATCGCCTTTCAGGTGCGAAAACTGGAGGATCGGATCAAGCAACTCGAATCCGAGAACGACGCTCTCCGCGCCGATCTGCTGCTGTGGAACGAGAAGGAGGTGAAGCCGTGAGTAGCATTTCACTTTTAGAACAATGTATGTACGGACTTGTGGCCGGTTGTTTTCTGTCCTTAGCCATCCTGTGGGGCGATCAACTTGGCAAGAGCAGCATGCGCGAAGAAGCTGTTAGGAAGGGCCACGCTGAGTGGGTTGTCGATTGCGCGAATAAAAATCAGTTCAAATGGAAGGAGTGCAAATGAGCCAAATCAACGACGCATTCGGAAGACCGCTGTTTGAGGCGATGCGCGGAACACCACCGCCAAGCTGGGAGCAGACCTGTCTGAAGCTTTCGGAAGAGAAGCGCGAGCTTCAATCCGATGTGAACGAGCTGAAGGAGCTGGTCGAGTACCTGCAAGATCGGATCAAGCTGATGAATAGTACTGGTGACGAGCTGCTTGAGTGGCTGAAGGACGGTACCATTTCCGACTCAAACTATCGGCTGCTGGCCAATGCATGGCAGCGAGCAAAGGAGAACAAGCGATGAACCCTCAATACGAAGCGCACGCACGCTTATGCAAATCCATCGGAGACATGGCGAAGGAGAATGAAGATCTTAAGCAGCACGTTACAGAACTCGAAAACCGTCTCCGCGCTCTGTGGGACAAGCTCGAAGGGGAGAGGAAGCATTACATGGAGAGGATCGAGAAACTCGAAGAAGCTGGCAACGCAATGTACGCATTCATCAACCCTCCATCTCCGAGCATGAGGACCATCCGAATGGACAACCTGTTGCAAGGATGGGACGACGCTAAGATTGGGAAGGGGGTGAAGCCGTGAGATTCAAGGAATGGTTGGGGTACATGAAAGAAGAACTGGAGTTCCACAAGCGACATCCAGAACTGTGGCTTGCACTTGTGATTGCTGGTTCGACTTACTTCATACTGAAGGAGGTAAATCGGTGAAACGCTACACCCACATCGTGTTGCGACGAATGCCTCCACTGAATGGATTCAGCATCAAGACTCCAGAAGGCAAGTTCCTGAGCGACATACGTCCACGGGGCATCGTCAAAGAACTCAATCGTCTCAACGACCGCATCAAAGAACTCGAAACCAAGATCGCTGAACTCCACGACTTGGAGAAATGGTTGGAGGGAAGATGATTGTACCCATCGGCCCTTCCGCATTCGTGTTCCGCCACAAGAGAACCGGCCAGATTGTCGTCGCACCCAGCGAGCGGTGGCATGAGTTCTACGACAAGAAGGAGGACTGGGAACACACTGCGAGCGACGATCAAAGAGCGGAACCTAATCATCAAACACCTACTGACATGAAACACCTTCACGAACTACCTGAAGACCACCGGCTAAGGAACGTCGCCATCCAGGACATTGATGTCAGGATCCGCTGCCGTCACACCGGGACGACTCGCAATCCTCGACTCTGGAAGATCAAGCACGACACCTACAATCGCCTGGGCGACTCCTGGAAGACCAACTTCGACTTCATCATCCAATGAAAGACTTCGATGTAGCCTTCACGATGATCGAATATGGCGGGTCATTCGTTCGCAAACTAGGCGCCGCGGCGCTGGTGGCCGATCCAGAGAACCTGGCGAAGATCAAGGCGGCCTGGCCCGAGTACTGGTCACAATACGACCGCATGGCGAAACAGCTTTCGGAGGTTGAAAAGCAATCCTCCAAGTAAACAACAACAACACAACACAGCAACAACATGGGTATCACAGTATCAACGAAACAAACAGGCGGCACCTTCACGCCGTGCCCCGAGTACACCGGCCGCGCGGTGTGCGTCGACATCACGCCGCTAAAGACCTACGAGACCGAGTATGGGCCCAAGCAAAAGTTCAAGATCGCGTTCGAGCTGGACATGATCGACAAGACGCGCAACCCGGTGCAGCCCTGGGTGGTGATGACGGCGCCGATGACCGCCAGTCTGCATGAGAAGGCCGGCCTGACGAAGTTCCTTAAGGACTGGCATGGTCGGGCCCTCACTGCCGAGGAGACCACCAGCCTTAATCTGGACAGCCTTATCGGCAGGCCGGCCACCGTGGTGATCGTCCATGAGCTGTCGAAGGACGGCACCAAGACGTTCTCGAACATCAAGCTCATCATGCCGCACAAGACCGGCGAGGCCTTGAAGCCCTCAGGCCTGTGGATCCGCATGGAGGACAGGCCGCCCAAGGATGACGACCAGGTGAAGACGGTGGTGCCGGCTACCGCGGCGCCGGTCAAGATCACCGAGGTCAAAGTTCACGTGGGTAAATTCAAGGGCGTCCCTCTGTCAGAGCTGACCAATGACGCTGTCCGCGGCCTGGCCGAACACTGGCTACCAAAGGCCAAGGTGAGCCC